AAAATGATTTTTGTCTATCATAGATCATTCATTGCCTCTCTCGTTAAATCTGACGCAAGGGTTTTGACATCAGTTTGTGGTGGTAGACCTCCAATACCAGATGTAGGTAAAGGTCCTTGATGATATTCTGCTGCCTTTTCTCTCTCACGTAGAGCATCATCAACTTGTGTTGCCTGTGTATTTGCTACAGGTGTGATAAGAACATTTCCATCGGGAGTTTCTACAACAAAAGGTGTACCCCTTGCTGCTAATTTTAGTGTGAAAGCAATATTCTCTATTGCTTCTTGTGATGATAATCTATTCATAATACGAAACACCTCATATCTTCGGGCATCATTTCTTTAATGACTGATACTACCTCTGCAAATCCTTTTGCTCCGTCTTCGTCCCAACTAAACCTAACCTTTTCAATATTCCCATCATCGGACTGAAGGGACAGCGTGCGGGTTCTGATGTTGATCCAAACATAGGTTAACCATTCATTGTGTATGTTGTATGTAGTTTCCATAAGAAAAATAAAGGATTCAGCGTTAAGACAATTTAAAATCTCACCGCCTTCTGGTTCTTTCATTCTATCTCCCCATTAAAGGTACACAAGATATTGCTGTAAAACCTGTTGAGTTTTCAGCAATTTGAATTGCTTCGTTTTTGTCAGCAGCGTTGTCCACTACCCATTCCAAAGGTGAACTAGCACGAGGTCTGCGAAGTCTGACGAGATAGTTGTTTTTCATAAACTAAGTATAACATCAATTTAGGAAAATGGGAAGTCCAATTATTTGAGTAGGTCCTCCTGCACATCCCACAACCATTTTTCCTGCTCCAACATTATATCTTGCCTGTCCTACTGGAACTACGTTTACAATACCACCACCAGGTCCTGCTGCTAGTTCTCCGATAACTCCTTTAGGTGCAGCAACAACTGTCAAATGACCACCTTTTGCACCTACTACTGTATCTAACATACCACCACCTTTTGCACCTGTTTCTGCAATACGAATATGTGCAGCAGGGAGAGGTGATGTACCAATACCTGTTCCACATATGATAATATCAGGTCCTTTTATGATAGAAAGTCTACCTGTGATTGCTGGTAGTGGATTCAATGTTGCAATCATACTAAAGTGTGCATTAGCAATGAATTCTGTTTTCCATTGACACTCGTTGATAATCTCACCAGAGATTGAATTCATTAGTGATGCAGACTTAACTGTTGTTGCAGTAGCATTAAGATCTAAATTGTTTACAGCACTTATTGTCATATTTGCTGTTTGTGCTTTCATATCACCTTCTACTGCTAAATCATAATCTGAAGCATATGTGGTTGACGCTTTTTGTTGTTGTGGATTTGGATTACCACTGTCATCCGTTCCAACACCCTGTGATATATGTTCTGTTCTAGTTCCTAACACTTCAACGTTGAAGTTACCCATAACTTTAAGAGTGTAATCACCCTCAACAGTTACAACCTTATTACCTTTAACTGCTATTGCTTCGTCACCACCAATGATTGCAGTAGAATTACCAGGCATATTAATATGCTGATCACCCAATGCAGTAGCAATCGTAGTCTGACCACCAGCGTGTGTAACAATAGTTTTTTCTTTTCCTTTTGTATTGTCCTGTATAACAGCAGCACCATTTAAGAATGTTGTTACCTGTGTTGCATATGAATCAATACCCTGCATCAGGTTAGAGAAATAATCTCCTTTAGTTTGTGATCCAGTATATCCACCATCAGTACCATATGTACCTGTGTTTATTTCTATCTCTTGTTGTAGATATTCTGGAACTGATGCACACGTACTTGTACCCAACAAGGGCAACCAGAACTTTTGTTTGGGTGGCGTTAAACTTCGTCCACAATCTTTATTACCAAACAGTGATGTAATAATACCAATGATAATGCTTATTAATGAACCCCAACTAATCTTAGAGAAATCAAATGCGAAGAGTGATTTCAATGCACCAACAACTTTTCTTGCTACTCCTGCAATATTTTTAGCAACTCCGATAGCAGCACTTATCTTCTGTGCTACTCCTGCTACTTTACCAATAGCACCTTGAATCTTTCCTATAATTCCATTTACTGTGTCATTTACTTTATCAGCAATACCACCAACAACTTTATCTACTATATTATTTGCGATTGAATCAGCAAACCCATCTATGTTACTGATAGCACCGTTAATAGCACCTAGAATATAACTTGCTTCAAAGTTACAGAACAATGATGTTATCTTACTAGCAAGTGATAACAACTTACTAATGATACCAAGTGGAGCAATACTAGACAGTGCACTTGTGACACCACCTATCAATGCAGAGATTTGTTGTGCTAGTAATTGCTTTAAAGATGACATTACACCAGTAATGGAGTTAGCAACAAACTGTTTGACTTTTGCCAAACTGGTTACTATGATGTCGTTCTTAACTTTTTTACCTGTAATGAGAGAGACGAGATTACCGTCTTTACCTTGTGCTAGTGAACCACTGAGATTACCTAATTCGGTAAGCATTCTATCAAGGTCTTTATCAAACCCTTCTCCTGTAGGACCTCCAATACCATCAGCAATACCAAATGCTTCTGCTGGTATTTTTAGTGGATTGGTAGCATAATGACCTGGTGACATTTGCTCTAAAAGCGAAATAACACCACGTGATTTTTCTTCACCACCTTGTTCATCGCCAGGTGTGTCTCCACCAATGACAGTAAACTGATTACCACTATGAACTGTCTCTCCTGATACTGACTTAGATTGAGGATTCATCTCCTCATCTGTTAATGATTCTGTGCTGTCAGCAACTACAGTAGCAGATATTTGTTCACCTGTTTCTGGATCTCCATCAGAACTCTTTGAGTCACTGAGGTTTCTCATACCGTGTATCGACCCCATAACAACAGGTAATTGTGCTTCTTCACCATCAAGGAAGAAACCAAGAACCGTAGCACCTACTTGTAACTGAGTCGAGGTACCAGTATTCTTGATACCCGCTTGGTCTGTAGGTAATAAAACAGATGACCACGGTAGTGCATCTGTTGGGATTTCATCTTTATATGCTACTTCTCCGTGACCTGTATACCAACCGACAATACGAACTTTGACCCTACCAATCTTTTGGGGGTCTTTAATGGATTCGACTTCACCCACCCACCAGGTGAATCCGTCTCTACCCATTACGTCAGTTTTTCCGATTACATCAATACGTGCCACGATTAACTATAAGAAATCCATCCTGTTACTATGTATTTATCCTCTTTAGGAGCAGGAACTCCGTGATGAACGTGAGTCCAATCACACGGCCATAACAAAGTCAACCCTTTTTCGGGTTTCATTGATAGGTCTTGGTGTACCCACTGGGTTTCTCCACCCTCTTCTACATTGTTTAGATACGTCATCCAGACTAGATGTCTGAAGGATGTAGTTTTATTTGATCCTACCCTCTCAGTGTGAGGTTGAGAGAATGCTTCACCAGGTTTATAATGTTGAATATTAAATGGTTCTATTACTTCCAATTCTGCCATAGATGCCCAAGGGTACTGCTCAATGTATAATGTGATAGCACCTTGAATAGCATCAAGATATTTAATGATACGTGGATCCTTTATGAACGAGGGAACCGCCATATCTGTTGAGTTTTTAATTATAGGATCTACTCCACCAGAATACTCACCTTTTACTTTATCCAAGTAGGTACAGTCATTGTAGAATTCCATAACTCCATCAATGATGTCCTCATCTATGTGTCCTCCAGCAATGAAGGATTGTACTGCACTCATAATATAAGTTTAAGTTATTATTATTTAGTCGTCATAAACCAAGCATTCAGGTTCATCTGGGTGCATATCGCAGAATAGTTCCAACGCATTAGGGTCGTGATGATCTCCAGCTTTAATTTCATCTGCGTGATGTTCTGCATATACTTCCAACTCGTGTAACTCTTCTTTATAGTGTCTGCGTGCAGCAGGACTTGTAGTGGGGTCGTCAACGATCTTTTGATCCTTTTCGATGTGATCTTCTATTGTTTTCATATTAGTTAGGTGTTTGAACTGAGTCTTTAGATAGTTTCAAAAACGTGGTTATTCCTTCACGTGTATATGAATGTTCTAAACCTGTTACTAGATATAGACCAGAATAAATTGGATCTGGTACAGTTCTATTTTCTTCTTTAGCAGAAGATGGAATCAAACATTCAATAATCATTCCTACATACAATCCTACATTACCAGGTACAGTAATGTCAAGTGTAATAGCATTTAATAGTTGCCAACGAGAGAAACTATATGCTGACGCACTAACAGTATCATAGTCCATATTACCAGCAGATCCTGTAGAATCTTTGTCATTCTTAGCATCTTTCATACCTGGTAAGGCACGAATCTTAGTACGTGTAGGGTTACTATCCTCAAAGTATTTAGGCTTTATCTTAGGATAAGGGAACTGATCGTTTAAAATAGCACCTCCTTCTTTAGCAATTCCAAACACAGAATTGAGACCCATATGTAACGGAGGATTGATAGATCCAGAACTTTTACTTTCTTCTTCAGTAGAAGATGATGGTAAATTTCCTGATGTTAGTGCTGGTAATTTTATACCAATTACAGTGTTACTATAGGCACCTGTTCTCATCTTTTCAAGATGGTTAGCCCTGTCGGGAAAGTTTATACTCTCAATCTTATATGTGTTATCTGTACTATCACCAACGTTTGCTTGTTCGTATATGTACACTGGGTGATTTTCTTTTGTAGGATTCTTATCAGAGCAATGCCAATCTAATGTGTGAAAGTAATAACCGTTTTTATTTTCATAGAAAGTATATCCAGATGTCTGTGTTTCTTCACTTACAATCTTATCTTGAATATATGATATAGCATCAAATGGTCTCCAACT